CTAACTTACTGATTTCAATAATACTCTGGTACTGCCATGTAGGCTTTGGGGCATCTGTGGGGCAAAATCCGCAAGCCGCTGATTCAGCATTGCGATCTGCTCACGACTGCTGTCTGCCATCCACGCACCGTATACATTGAAGACCATCTGGGCGCTCGCATGGCCCATCTGACTGGCAATGAAGCTGGGGTTAGCGCCAGCTGACAGTGACCAGCACGCATACGTGTGACGCGACTGATATGCTTTTCTGTGCCTTATCCCTGCTCGCTTCATCGCTGCGTCCCATAAATCGCCTATCGAGTCGACTTTGTAGATGAACCCAACATGCTGACATCTTCTGACCAGTTGAGGATTGAAGACAAATGTACATTCGTGGCTCTCCGTTCTGCCGTACTCGCGCAGCTGAACATCAATGTGATGCCTCTTTCCTAGCCTGGTCATTTCCGCCTGATTCTTCAGGACGCTTATCGCAGGCTGGATAAGGTGTATGACCCTGTTTGTGCTCGCCTCTGTTTTCGGTAGAGTGAATTCGCCCAGTTTTGTATAATTACGCCTGATTGTTATTGTTCCAGCTTCAAGATCGATATCCTCCCAGGCCAGGGAGGTCAGCTCCCCGTGACGTACTCCTGTGTATACTGCAAGTGACCACAGGTTTTTCGTCTGCTGATGTCGGCATGCATCTATCAGGCGAATAAATTCGTCACGAGTTAGCGGATCTGGCTCTGCCCTGGCTTTTTTAAAAGGCTTGATCCCTTCGAAGGGGTTTGCTTCTATGTAACCGTGGTCTGCAGCAAACTGAAACATTCCAGCAATTGTTGTCATGTAATAATTCACCGTAACGACGCTTCGCCCTTTTGCAGGAGCTTTTCCTTTCGTTGGATTTTGGTAGCCGGTTAGCAAATCTTTCCTGAGATACAGCAATTCCTCTTTGGTGACTGCTGACACCAGTCGATTACCTCCGATCCTAGGCACTACATTCCTTGCGACAGACTCATAGCGATTGAATGCGTTCGAGCAGATTTCCATCCGTTTCAGATCCAGCCATTTTTCTTCAAGTTCTTTCACTGTAATTTCTTTCTTACTTACACCAAAAGCCTTGAGGTTAGGGGAGTCAGGAAATTGCATTGCATAATCAAAGGTTCCTGTGCGGATGGCAAAACACACCGATGTCCGCAGCTCCCCGGCGATCTTCCTGTTCTTAGCGGTGTCAGGGACACCGAGGTTTTCCCTGACACGCTTACCTTTAAAATTAAACCAGATGCGCAGACTGCCACCGTGGTTTTCGACGCCTGTTGGATACGTGATTTTATCCATTGGTGTTACCTCCAGACGCCCAAGAGCGATATGAGCTTACCTTTTTCATGGCATCAAATCACCCTGGCTGCTTGCTTTTCATTGAAGCGACCCAAGCATCTACAGCCTTTCTGTTATACATGCACTCACTGGAAGGTTTAGGATTACCGTCAGGCGATACGTGGATATATTCCCGCCCAACCATCCAGCACTCTTTTCTGGCCCGGAGGATAGTTCCGGGTTTGAGCCCGGTAACCGCGATAAGAACGCTTTCACAAACCCACTCGTTAGGGGTCAGTTGGATCACATTGCTCATCCTCACCTCACACCACAATCAGACCACGGCAATGGCACCAGACTTCAAACATCCGCTTAACCACTTCCTGGCAGTAAACACAATCCCGATCCCAGGTCAGGTCATAGCGGTTTCCGTACCGCTGACGAACCCATAGTTCAAAAGCCTTGTTCATTACCCACCTCACAAACTGCCCACATAGACAGCACCAGCGACCATCGAAGCAGAATAAAGAGTGCTGGCAGTTAGGCGTCGAATGTTCCCACACTGCATACCGCCAGGCACGACAGGGTTCTCGATTTTATTGCTCATCGTTTTCTCCAGTGGCCCCGCAGCGGGCCATCGCTAATATTCAGTTTGCCTGTGCTGGCAGATTTCTAAGTTTCCGGACGCCGATCATTGCGGTGGCTACGTAGCTGGTGGCCCGGTTAACTACTTCAACAGGCACCTTTACGCCATCCACTACAACGGTGTAATTGGTAACGTGCTTTTGTCTGCCGTAATCGCCGAACTTTTCATGATGCGCCGCCAGTGCAACATCACATGCGCGACGGCCCAATGGCGATTGCTTACTGCGATTTATAAGGCGCATAAAACCTCCTCAGGCGGGAGGGCGTAACCCCTCCCGATGCAATTAGCCGATGTATTCCGGTTTCATATCGTCCAGGGTGACGCGGTACTTATCGTGCAGTTCGTCGCCAAGATGACGTTTAGCAGCGCCAAGCGTGCTTTCAGCTTTAGCAAACATCTCTGCGGCTTCCGGTTCGCCAGGGTTTGGAATTGAGTTGATCACTGCCTCGACTTTGTTCTGTGCATCGACCTGGTAATAGCGCTTCACTGCTTTGTTTTTTAATTCGGTGAACAGCGCAGTACCCAGCAACGCTTTCTGTGATTCGATATCCGCACGGATTGCTTTTGCCTGATCAACGGAACTTGCTGTATCAATGCGTTCGCGAAGATCGTCGGCAACAGCATCAACGTTAGCTGCCGACTCCTGCGCGCTGGTCCTGGTGCTAACCTCGCTGGTGATTTCCTGTACGCTCATGCGCTGAACTGGAGCAGGGTTAATCTCGCGTTCTTCTCGTTGCTCAACCTCATCAGGGCTGTACACGCCGAGGATCACTTCCGGGCAGTACAGGCGAGCCCAATATTTAACGCCCAGATAGGCAATTTGCTGTTTAGGGTTTGAAACCCATAGCGGGGAATTGCGGGTAACAACGCCGGAGAGGTAAAGAGGTTCTCCCCAGGTGATTTCAGATTCACCTCGCAGAATGGCACCAACCTGAACGAACAGGCCGATCTCGTCCTCATCCGTCCAGCCCCGAACGCGCTCAGTGACGGTGTACTTCCCATTTTTACCGTTTTTATCGCGTGTGATTTCCTGTGTCCTGGTGCAGCGCTCCCAGTCACCCCCATAGCGGTAATGAAAACGGCCATGAATGGCACTGGAGCTTGCGATTACTGCGTTGACCAGTTGTGCCTCGTAACCAAGAACACCGTTAACCAGGTGTGTTTTCTGCGCCACAGCGTAAGGATTCATACCCCATTGCATAGCCTGCATGACGATTGCCATACAGTCGGCTGGTTTCCCTGCAAGGTGTGCCGGTACCGTCACCTGTGAGTCTGCCATCAGGTTAGCGAAAGCTGTTAACTGACCCAGTGCCTGAACGTTAAAAATTGCGTTACTGGCAGAAATGGTGTTTGGTGCCTGCTGCTCAGTGGTAACAATATTTGTGTTTTCCATGATTTTCCCCTTATGCCTGTACGCGCAACGCTTCGAGGCGGCGCACATCAAAATCGTTCAGTTCGTCGGTGTAGTCTTCTGTGATAGGCGCTGGCCATTCACCAGTGTCGAAGCCGTTTGCTATCGCTCGCATTGTTTTGCGGTATTCCAGCATGCCAAGTTCCAGCAACTCGGTAGACGCTTCAATGATGGCGACCCAGTGGTAGTTCTCGTCTTTGTTGACAAAAATCCAGAAAAACTGGTCCAGCGCCGCAGTTTCGCAGTACATGGCCGCGCTCAGGTGATAGTCCCGATCGATGATTTCCCGGTGCAACTTCGCACGCAGGCCTTCCTGCTTGATGTTCCACATGCTGATAGTTTTCAGGTCGGCGCCAATGCGCAGGCCGCCCATATCGAGCTCAAGGTCAGGGCGTACCCGAACTTCCAACCCGGTTTCCTCATCAATCCCAAAATAGCTCACCTCGACAGCGCGGCTTGGGTGAGTCAGCAATTTGCCGGCGGTCGGGTGCTCCAGCAGGGCTTTCTGAATGTTCAGCGCGGCGCTGAGCTGTTGGCGGGTGACCAGCACTTTCCCTTCGGTGTTCTCCCGCCACGCATCCAGCAATTCGTCGGCGAATACCGCTGCCGGGTTGACTGATTTCACGGCCTGAATCAGATCGGCCTTCGTGCCAGAGACTTTCAACGGCGACGATTTTTGCGCTTCCTGAGCGACCAGGTCAGGGTTGATTATTGCCAGTTGCTCCAGCAGCGCGTCACGGCTGCCGCTGATTTTAACCGGCGCGGGCAGGGTGGCGTTGTACTCTTTGATGCAGGCTTTCATCGCCGTGGCTGTATGTTTGGTGCCGTTTTCAATGCGCTGGAATTCTTCGGGAAGCTGCTCATACGATGCATAGGTTTCATCTACCGAAGCTCCAAGCGGCATCTGCGACGGCAGGGTGGCGTTGTACTCTTCCAGCAGCGCTTTGATATCGTCAGCACTCAGCAGCGCTGGCAGGCTGGCGTTGTGCGCGTCGATGAACTCGCGCAGGGTGGCGGTGGTGGTGAAAGCACCCTCAGGGATCTCCGGCTCTACGCTGAACTCCGCTTCGAGGTTTTCCGGCTGTAGAGCCAGAACATGTACCAGGTTGCCCATATCAAGCACTGGAGAGCGCTCTTTGACGATAGTCTTCTCTACGTGACGCGCGTTAAAGTACATCAGCGACACGCGAGCATCTTTCACCTGAGTTGAGCTGATCCCGTTGGCGGCGTGGTAAACCTCGTTTGGTACACCTTCATAGCGGCCCGGCTCGAAGTATTCCGGCCAGGCTGCTTCTGGCTCTTCTTGTTGCGATTCCGGTACGTTTTGTTGCGCCTCAGGTTCAGATTGGCTCACAGAATCGTTGTTCTGGTGCGTCTCAGCCTGATTCTGGTTCTCTACGGTAACTGCTTCTTTACCAGTACCCAGATCGCCTTCGCCTGCCTGCACCGCATCACCAGCCTGTTTTTCATCACTGTCAGCTTTTTGAACCTGCACATTGCTGGTGGTCTCCGGATTCGTTTCTGTGCCATGAGTTGATGAGTTCTGCATTAAAGCGGACACGTCGAAAATACCGTTGCCAACATTTTTAACCAGTTCAGGTTCGGTGGTCGGCTGGCTTGTCCCGGTCTTCACCCATTTTGGGTCGTTCGGGTCGCTGATGCCTTCCACATATTCACCGCGCGCGGCGGCAAGCTGTCGGTTGGCTTCTTCTACCGCGTCTTTTTCCGGAGTGTGTCGGGCAGCCGTGAGAGCTTCCTCGGTGGGGTTCTCGTGATCAGTCTCCGTTAAGTTGGCGTTGATATACCCCTGAAGGCGTCCGGGGTAGTGATAAAACTCAGGGTGTGCGCTTCGGATCAGCGCGAAAATAGCGGCGCGGGAATAATCCAGGATACCGGGCGTTGCGCGAAGTGCTGCGGACCATTCTTTGAACGGACTTTCCTTTTTCTTTACGATTTCTTTTGCGCGACGGTAAACGCTGCCAGGTAGCTCATAGATATTAAAGTCCATAGGCAAAGTGGCCATTGCAATCTCTACGTCCAGAGTATCGAGAGTGTGTTCGTAATCAGGGTTACGGTCAGTCTTATTGCCACCGCCAGCGTTGGCGCCGCTTTCAGTGCGTTGAATAGCCGATACACGGTTGCCTTTCGCCCACTCCTTAACGAGCAAACTGCGATCGATATGCTCCGTCTCGAACCATGTTTTAAGGAACTGGATAACAGTCGCCAGTTCAGGAGTTTTTCCATCGACAGGGAATACTTTTTTGATGGCATTAACTACCTTATGAACATCGTGTTCAATGGCTTTCTTGAACGCTTCAACATTCTCGGCGGCAAGCAGCAAGTTCTGGACATATGAATTATCGGTGTCCATTTCGAGACGCAGAATTTCTTTTTTCTGGGAGGCGTCGACGTGATAAAGATACTCACCTTCACCTATGTACTGAGCAAGAACGCGGTGACGGAGAGGCATAGTTGCGACAACATTCAGCTCGGGGGCTGGGGCTGTTGCCTGGGCAGGGCTGTTGCTTTCGTTACCAAAATTTTCGGTGTGGTCTTCCAGCACTTCGCCTGTTTCGGTATCAACACCATCGACGATATGCTGGCGCGCCGCGGCGGCGGCTTCAGATGATGGCAGGGTGACGCCGGGGATTTGCGTCCAGGTCATATTGTCTTTAGCGAGTTGATAGTAATCGCAGAAAGTGAGGCTCAGTTCGCCTTCCGGCGGCAGCTCGTTAACGACAGGGAAATTAGTAGCGACAGCTTTGAAATAATCTTTCAGCTTCGCACCGGATTTAATCAGAAGATAATCCAGTGTTGCATTTGCCGCTTCAAAATCATCACTGCACCAGAGTACAGCGTCTTTCTGGCCTGATGATTTCTTTGCTTTGCGGACTAAAAATACAGGATTAGTTCCACTCATTGTTTTGTCCTCAATTCGTGTAGAATGGAGGTGCCTTAACAGCACCCCGATATATCTGGTTGTTAGGTCCGGTTCGCTTTGGTCGGTTGGACCGGACAGGGCACGCCCGCTTCGGTGGGCGTTTTCTTAATGGATGGTCTGATAAAATTTTCCTGAGTAATCAAGCTTGTAACTTCGGTAATTACCAAACCCTGCTTGTTCTCCATCACTTACCTTGACTGTGAGCAGCGAAATGGCTTCTACAGCACAATGAGGACAGTCGAACTTTCCGAGTACATATCCACCGTCGAGAATCACAGTAGTTTCGCCAGTTGAATTTGAGTGAATAACGCCTGAGACTTTCTTTTCGCAATTGAATAAAGCAATGCTCTTATTAACTGCTTTCAGGTTCATTTCGATTTTTACGATTTCCATAATTTCTCCAGTCTTAAATTCAGGGTGTAGGAAGCCACGCCAAATTAATGGCGAATTTTTCATTTCATATTTCGGAACTACTATTTAACTTTCGTGCGCCGTCTGGTCGTATTCAGCGCACTGCCTGGAACAATATTCCTTTTCTTTGCGCGCCAGTTGCGAGCCGTTGAGATAGAGAAGGGTGTTTTTTACTTCTTTGCCTTCATCAATGGATTTGCGGCAGTAACCGCATTGTTTAAGCATCCGGATCTCCTTTCTGCGCCAGCAGGTAGCAGAGGCGGCGGATTAAAACCTCAATCCGGTTGAGCGGGACGGCCTGCTGTCGAGCTGGTTTACGTGCGAAATCAATCATTCTCACCCTCGTTTGCCTTATCGCCGGCCAGCGGAACGTTTTACACCTGACAACGATGCGCTTGTTGTCGATGTAGATAACATTACAAGCAAATTTTGCCACTTACAAGTAAAAATACAAGAAAATGTTGTTTTTAAGGGCGCAAGAAAACCGCCTAAGTAGGCGGTTATGTTCTAACGTATTGAAATTATTCTCTTATATTTTTGATGATACTGAGGACATCATCCTTCAGAAGGTCAAGCTCTTGTAGAGTGGCTTTGGCATGGACAATGAGGCGGTTTTTCTCTGCTTCTGGCATCTGGTTGAAAAGAGCCAAAAGAGCCTTTTCTTTGTCATCCAGCATATCCCGGCTGCTTGAGGTTGGAATTTCAGATAAAGAATTACTCGGTTCATTTGCATCAAGTGGCATGAAAAACCAATGTTCAGGTTTCCCTGTAACGGCTGCGAGTCTTTTCAGCCTCTCGCCGCGAGGGGTTGTATCGCCTTTAGCCCATTGCTGAACCGCCTGTGGAGAGACCATAACCCTCCTGGCAATCTCAGATAAGTTCCAACCCGTTTGATCCTGAATGAGCTGGAGCCTACGAACAAAATTCTCATGCTGTTCTGTTTTCATATTCATCATTTTACAAGTCCAGCTTGTATAAGACATTGCAAGATTTACACAAGAAAAACTTGTTTAAATGCTTTCCTTGTTGTAATGTTTTCTTGTATTTAACAAGGGGACGCTATGAACGCTGATTTAAAATCTTTCATTTGCTCAATTATGAGCCAAACAGAATTGGCAAAACGCCTTGGAACAACTCCGCAGTCTGTAAGCCTTTGGTTGAATAGTGAAGCACCAGCTCATCGTGTTATTCCGATTTGTGAGGCACTTAACTGGAAAGTCACTCCACACCAAATGCGAAAGGATATTTACCCAAACCCCACCGACGGGTTGCCGGACCAACAGGATTAAACCGCACGCCAATTCATACAGAGGATATTTACCCATGGAGAACGCAATTGCACGAAAGTTAGACCCACCAGAAATCAACCCGATTGAGATAGAGAGCGTCCTGCTCAACCGGCTTGCATCAGTAGGGCAGAAATCATACGCCGAGCATATGGGCATCAGCGAGTCGACAGTCAGCAGGCGTAAAGCTGAGGGATATTTCTGCAACATGGCGAAAGAGCTGGCTTTTCTTGGGATTCAGGCCGCGCCACCGGAGGCGGTACTGGTATCCAGAAACTATCTCACAGCTGTAGAGATTCTCGCTGATGCAGGGCTAAAGGCTGAACGAGCCAGGCCGGATGCGCTGGGGTGGGACTGAAAATGGCAGCAACCAAAAAGGCGAAAGCCGCGGTGAGGGGTCACCAACGGCTTTCTGGTGCAAAAACGGTAGGTAATTGCGGAGATGAGTATGTCAAATACCGCTGAAATATACAAATTCCCTGCGCCGGTACCGACGCAACAGGAGTGCCGTATGGCTGATCTGGAAAATGGCTATTTACGTTTAGCTAATCAGATCCAGGACGCCTTGTGTATCGTTGAACTATCGGGGCGTGAGTTCCGTGTTTTGAATGCGATTATCCGGCTGACTTATGGCTGGTCGAAAAAATCAGATCGTATTGCCAACAGCCTCATTGCAGATAAGACAACACTGAAGGTAAAGCACGTATCCGAAGCGGTGCTGAGTCTTGCCTATCGTAACATCATTATCCTGCGCCGTATTGGTCAAACAAGATACATAGGGATTAATACAAACCTGGATAAATGGGCTTATTCCAAGCCACATTGCTCAAAATGTCCGGTGTCTTTTCCTGATGATGAAATTGCCACATGGATTATTTCTGTACTCGAAACCAGGGATAGTTATCCCCGAAAAGGGGGAAGGGCATCCCCGAAAACGGGGATAGTTATCCCTGAAAACAGGGATAGCGTTTTACCCCATTCAGCCATCCCTGAAAACGGGGATAGTTATCCCCGAAAAGAGGGAAGGGTATCCCCGAAAACAGGGAACACCAAAGACATTATTCCAAAGACAAATATAAAAGATCTAACCCCCTTTAATCCCCCTAAGGGAAAAGTGAAGTTTGATCCGTTGAGTATTCCTGTTCCCGAATGGCTGAATGCTGCGTCGTGGAACGAATGGGTCACCTACCGCCAGCAATCCGGAAAGCCCATAAAAACCGAACTGACGGTAATAAAAGCTTTCAGGCTTCTGAAGGAGTGCCTGGATGAAGGCCACGATCCGGTAAACGTCATCAACACAAGCATTGCCAACGGCTACCAGGGACTATTCAAACCGAAGTTCGCTCTCAACGACCGAAGAGCTGGCAGAGATGTGAACCGCATTTCTGCGCCAGACAAAACCATTCCTACCGGATTCAGGGGGTAACGATGAAAAACGTAATCGGTACTGGCAGTGCGCTTGATCGCCTGAAAAGAATTATCCCAGCCAGTGTGCAGCCGAAATTCTCGACTGCTGATGAGTGGCGGGCATGGCAGGAAGCCGAAGGGCGTAAACGCAGTGAAGAGCTTGACAGGATGAATCAGAAATCCCGCACCGAGAAGATTTTCGGGCGATCTGGCATTCAGGATCTCCATCGTAGCTGTACGTTTGCTAACTACGAAGTAAGCGGGGAGGGGCAGCGAAAAGCGTACACGATGGCAAAAAGTTATGCCCAGAACTTCGGTAGTGGATTTGCGAGCTTTGTGTTCAGCGGTGGTCCGGGAACCGGGAAAAACCATCTTGCGGCGGCAATCGGAAATCATCTGCTGGCCGGCGGTCATAGCGTTCTGGTGGTAACCATTCCTGACCTGATGCTCAGGGTTCGTGAGTGCTACGACGGTGGGCAATCAGAAGCGTCCCTGCTTGATGACCTTTGCAAAGTTGACCTGCTGGTACTGGATGAAGTCGGTATTCAGCGCGGAAGCAGTGGTGAGAAGGTCATTCTCAATCAGGTTATCGATCGCCGTCTCTCATCGATGCGACCTGTTGGCGTTCTGACGAATCTTAACCACGAGGGGCTGTTGGATTCACTGGGCGCGAGGGTTATCGATCGCCTCCAGATGGACGGAGGGATGTGGGTGAATTTTGACTGGGGAAGCTACCGGAAAAACGTTAGCCACCTCCGGATCGTGAAATAAGGGGTTAAAAATGGCCCGACCTAAAACACACAGCGAACGGATGATTATTCTTGAGCGGATTATCGGACTGGTGAAAGAGCAGGGGCGCATCACGACGAACGACGTCGTTGCGATTTTCGGCGTGCACCGAACCACGGCGGAGAAATATCTGCAGATCGCGTTAGTGCGCGGAGGTTTCATCCGCCACGGGCGGTGCGGCGTTTTTCGTGACCAGCGGGCAGTAATTGATTATGACCTGAAGCGTTATAGCTGCAACAAGACAACCGGATTTTCAGCGCTACCGGCACTGGAGAGAAGTGACGTTGGCCCATACTGTTGAGAAACGTGACGCGGAATTTATCGCCGCCGCTAACCCCGCCACCGTGCTGGCGCTGCTTGACGTGCTCTATGAGTTTGGTGAGGATGAGGTGGCCATCTCTGAATACGTCACAAATCTTGAAGATGCTTTGCGAGTTGCGGCAGCACCTCAGCAGGAGGAATGATAGCTGGTTAAATCCACAGCAGAAAGCAAAAGCATTATTAGGTACAATCACACTAACTTTTTGTTGTTAATTATTTGATGAATTACGAGGATAAGCTCATGTATCAGCGAATGATTTTTGAAGAAGGAAAAGAGCCAAGGTTGTATTCAAGCCAACAAGACTCCAAGGTTATCCCAATAAGTAATAACAATGGAAAAGTTCAAGAGGTTCCTGTTAGGGAGTTCATAGATGCCAGAGGAGATGTTTTTTATGCTTACAAATTTGCTTATTCTGGTAAAAAACCATCAAATGACGAAATCTATAAGGCTATAGATGAGCTAAAGCCAATCGGTGAAAAATTCGAAATGTCTAATACTATAAGCGATTAGATAAATCTGTTTTCAACATTGCAGCAAAATCACAGGAAGATCGAGACAAAGTTAGCATGGCGATATATGGAAATGTCGGAGCAGAACACCAAGAAGTAAGCGTAATTTGAATGAATGTGAACCCGCCGAGTACGGGTTTTCTTTTATCTGAACCCGCTGCGGCGGGTTTTTTGCCTAAAATGTGATATGAAACAACACGCTAGCCTTTGCAAAAAGTGCTATTCACCCCTTGAATATTCTTTCTAACAGGTATACTGTGTTTATATACAGTGGTTGAATGTAGAGGGAATTATGAGAATTGAACTTGTTATCAGCCGGACAAAACAGCTTCCAGAAGGTGCCGTTCCTGCACTTGAAAAAGAATTAATTACCCGTCTCCAGAATCAGTATGAAAACTGCAACTTAACCATCCGTCGAGGCAGTCAGGATGGTCTGAGTATCGTCGGTGCTGCTGATGGCGATAAAAAACGTATACAGAGCATTCTGCAGGAAACGTGGGAAAGCGCTGACGACTGGTTTTATTAACATTGCGCTTAATGCTGGCGCGCATTTTTCAGAATACCGCAATTTGCGTATCCCTTTGATGCTGCTGCCGACAATTTTTAACCGCGTCCGTGTGTCGCTCAGGGGGGTACGTGGCAGAGGGAGTCCTATCAGATCTTACTGATAATTTGCGGGTGACTATAACTGATGCAAAGGGAATAGAACTTTTGTCTTTTAGACTTGCATCAGGTGATCGCTATATCCTATCAACCCAAAACGGTTCTGTAACAAACCGAAAGCTATCGAGAGATGATTTGTACTGGTCTAAGGATACCATTATGGAAGTTGTCAGAGAGATGGGTTCTAATAATTGACTTAACAATCAGCACGCAATCATAATTATCGCACTGGCCTGAACAACCAGTAACCTGACAATTATGCGCCACGGAGAACACCATGGCGCACGAATTACAACTCATCAAGCAGTCATCTGGAATTCTGATCCCCGCAACGCCGGAGACCAGTGATATTCTGCAATCAAAAATCAAACTCGGCGCCGTGCTGGTGGCTGAGTTCCGTCAGGTGAGGAATCCTGCATTCCATCGCCGCTTTTTCGCGTTGCTTAATCTTGGGTTTGAATACTGGGAACCCACCGGCGGCGCCATTTCTGCCAATGAGCGCAAACTGGTAAACGGTTATGCAAAGTTTCTCGCTGCATATGGCGGGAATGAAAGCGCATTACTGGATGCGGCTGAACAGTATCTGGAACAGATTGCAAACCGCCGGGTAACAAACGGGATTAGCCTGTGTAAATCATTCGATGCCTACCGCGCATGGGTGACGGTTGAGGCTGGTCACTATGACGCCATCCAGCTACCGGACGGCACCCTTCGCAAACATCCCCGCAGCATCGCTTTTTCCAGTATGGATGAGGTCGAATTTCAGCAGTTGTATAAATCTGCGCTTGATGTTCTCTGGCGCTGGATTTTATCACGTACATTCCGTACTCAGCGCGAGGCCGAGAACGCCGCCGCCCAGCTCATGAGCTTTGCGGGGTGATGGCGATGAAATACTCCTGGTTCCATCATCATGATTGCACAACCGAGCAGGCCGACACGCTGATATCGGATTATCAGAAGCGGGGCGTAAGGACAGAAAAGAGCCTGAACCCTGACTTCATTACCTGGACTGTCAGCGCTAAATTACCTGAATATGCACACCGGGTGCGGACGCCAAAATCCTTACGCCAAAAGGTCTGGGGGTGAACATGGCTAAATTACCGCGCCGTAAGTGCGCAAACAAAGAATGCCGCCAGTGGTTTCACCCTATACGCGAGGGGCAGATCGTTTGCTCGTGCCAGTGCGCCAGCGCCGTCGGCAAAGAACAGACCAGAAAAGCTCGCGAAGCCGCGCAACGTAAGGCGCAATCCCTTCAGCGCGCCGCTGAGAAAAAAGAACGCGCCGCCTGGCGCCAGCGGAAAGCCGCGGTTAAGCCGCTGAAGCACTGGATTGACTTGACGCAGCGCGCCGTAAATGACATTTGCCGCGAAACCGAACTGGCAGAAGGACTCGGTTGCATCTCCTGTGGAACGAAGACGGCGTTCGCATGGCATGCAGGCCATTACAGGACTACGGCCGCCGCGGGGCATCTGCGCTTCACTCGCTTCAACATCCATCTTCAGTGTGATGTCTGCAACGTCTACAAATCAGGGAACATCGAAGCATATCGTACCGCGCTGGTTGAGCGTTACGGTGAGGCGGCGGTGCTGGCACTCGAGAACAATAACACCCCGCACCGCTGGACTGTCGAGGAGCTGAAGAAAATCAGGCTCGCGGCTCTGGCGGATCTGCGTGCGCTAAAAAAGCTGGAGGCCGCATGAAACCAGAACTGATCGAGATACTCCGCATGCGCTGGTTGCGTCTCCGAATTTATCGATACCGGGGATCTTTTCCTGTGGTATACCGCATTCTTCGTAATTACGTCCGCATTGAAGCAAAACGGGAGCATCGAAATGAATCTTGAGTCCTTACCGAAATATTTTTCACCTAAATCCATGATGCCCGGCGCAGTACCATGCGGAATAACGTCTGATACGCTGACTATTACTGACGTAATGGCATCACTCGGGCTACTTACTGCAAAAGCCGCAGTGGGTATTGAATTGTATCTTGCAAAAGCTGGGGTTTTATCTTCTGAAAATATCATCGCCTATATCAGGCTATTAGCAGAGCAGCGTGCAGAACGGCATGGGGCATTACGGAAAATGGAAGAGGGTAAGCGTTCAAAATTTCTCGACACTATGGCGCGTTATGTATTTCGCGATTATTCCCTCAGCGCGGCCAGCTTGGTGACGTGCAGTAACTGTCATGGTGCTAAATTAATTGATGCTGAGGTTTTCACGAACAAGGTTACCTACCCAGATGGTAAGCCACCAAAATGGGTAAAAGATACGAAAGGTATTTCTCCGTCCGACTGGGAGGTGTGGAAATCAGTTCGTGAGCAGGTGCGCGTAGTGTGTAAGGCGTGTGATGGCAAAGGCCATGTGAAAAATGAATGTCGTTGCCGGGGACGCGGAGAAATTCTCGATAAGAAAAAATCTGAGTTGCAGGGCGTGCCGGTTTATAAAAAATGCCCAAGATGCAAGGGAAGAGGCTACCCACGTCTCAAAGATACCGAGATTTTTAAAGCACTAGGAGTAACGGAAATGGTATGGCGGTACAACTATAAACTGTTTTTCGATCGGCTGGTGGAGCATTGCCATATTGAGGAATCGTATGCAGAAAAGGTTCTGGGAAACGTGACTCGATGACCAAAATAATTTAGCTATTGCAAACTTAACGGAAAATGGCTAACCTGATTCCAACGATGGGTTATTATGCCTGTGACGTTACAAGAATTAAGAACCTCGCCTCGGCGGGGTTTTCTTTTATGGATTCCCGACGCCAATAAGACAAAGTGCGGGGAGTGATGCGGAGTCTACATGTTCCAGCCGACCGCAAAGCTCACACAGGCAGGACCACAATCTGATACCGCGATAGCTTTTGCTGATCGCGCCGGAGCGGTAACCGGCAACAATTTAAGCCTCGGTGATTGCCGGGGCTTTTCTGTTTGTGCCGTCCGGAATAATCCCTCTGAGTTTTGTCGTTAATCCACCGGGCGGCCTTCCTACTTCACACTGCGCCATCCGAGCTATCGGAGGTGAGGCTTATGAAAATGCACAACGATCCCCATTCCTGGCAGGGCTGGCTGGAGCTGTTCCAGAGCTGGTGGCGAGGAGATACGCCGCTGGGCGCTGTTCTGATGTCGTTATTTATGGCCGGTCTGCGCATTGCCTATTTTGGCGGTAACGGTGGCTGGAAGAAAAAGACACTCGAAATTCTGCTTTGCGGCGCCCTGACGTTGACCTTCTCATCTGCGCTGGAATATTTCGGCTGGCCCAAGTCCCTGTCTGTTGCGATTGGTGGCGGCGTCGGCCTTATCGGCGTGGATGCGATCCGCGGCTTTGCAATGAAGTTTATCAGTGGTCGTATCGGTGGGGATAATAACAAGGTTTAATCATGAACGAGTCTCAATTTCAGCAGGCGGCTGGTATTAGCGCCGGGCTTTCTGCGCGCTGGTATCCGCATATTACGGCGGCAATGAGCGAATTCGGTATTACTGCTCCACTGGATCAGGCCATGTTCATTGCTCAGGCGGGACATGAAAGCGCTGGTTTTACAAGGCTGGTGGAGAGCTTCAACTACAGTATCTCCGGGTTGACCGGATTCATCCGCGCTGGGAGAATCACTCCAGATCAGGCCAGTACTCTTGGACGAAAAGCCTGTGAGAAGGCGCTTCCGCTCGAGCGACAGCGTGCAATAGCTAATCTGGTATACAGCAAGCGAATGGGTAACTACGGGCCTGGCGACGGCTGGAACTATCGCGGGCGTGGGCTTATTCAGATCACAGGTCTGAACAACTACCGTGATTGCGGTAACGGGATCAAAACTGAGCTCGTTGCCCATCCGGATCTACTGGCACAGGATACGTATGCTGCCCGCAGTGCAGCGTGGTTCTTCGCGACTAAAGGGTGTCTGAAATATTCCGGCGACATGGTACGCGTTACACAGATAATCAACGGAGGGCAGAACGGCATCGGAGATCGGCGAGAGCGCTTTGAAAAAGCAAAATCGGTGCTGGTATGAATCTGTTACCTGTATTGCTTAAAAAATTCTGGAAGCCATTAGCAGAAATACTGCTGGTGGCTTTTTTGTTATGTGCTGGTGCGTACTGGTGTTATTCACGAGGTTATCAGAAGGCGGATACATCCTGGAAATTCCAGTGGGCGCAACGAGACCTTACTGATGCGACCACCGCATTGCAGCGTGAAGTAACCGAAAGAGCGAAAGAGCAGCGTCGCCAGCACGCCGCAGATGAAGAACGGAAAAGAGCTGATGAAGAACTGGCAAAAATACAGGCCGATGCTGATGCTGCTGAGCGTGCTCGCGGTGGGCTGCAACAGCAGCTCGCAGGAAGTGAAACCGGCAGGCTTTCCGCTCTTGCCGCAGCAAGCCAGGCAAAAGCCGAGACCGGAATACTGCTCGCCCAGTTGCTTGGCGAAGCTGACGATCTGGCGGGAAAGTTCGCAAAAGAGGCTGATGAGCGTTATGTCGCCGGAAGCACATGCGAACGTACTTGGGACAAAGTGACCGGGCAGAACTGAAACCTGATAACAAGGAAAATTAATGAAGGCAAAATTATTCGTACTGGCCCTGGTATGTGTGTCCCTCGCCGGTTGTACAACGCTTTATTATCGGTAATGACTATGCGCCGTATATTAGCCACCACTGCCGCACTTTGTCTTGGCGGCTGCATTACTGTGTATGGTCCGGTTAAAACAGGAGGGCAGCAACAGCAGGACAGCCAGGCCGGGCAGCAGCTAGGGATGAGCGAACAGATTTCAACCTCATTCATCGGTAACCGTAAACCGGATGAGTTGCTGAATGCCGTGGCGCTGTATTTCAGGGAGAAAGCCATCACTGCCAGTGTTAACGACCAGACCACAGGTATTATCGCCGGTACAGGGGATGACCCGGAACTGAGTTCGTTGTATCTGGATTGTTCACTGTTACCGCAGACACAAAATATCCAGGAGCATTACCGTATCGTCGCGCAGGTCTGGAGTGCCGGTGAAGGCAGTAATGTTTCGGTAATGGTGACAGGCACTGCCGGACTGGATACTGCCGACGGTAACGATAAGGTGAATCCGGTGGAATGTAAAAGTACCGGGATATTTGAGAAGGATTTACTGGAACAGCTACGTAAGTAAGCATTACAGCAGGCATTCCCTGAGTGTCTGCGATAATGACAAACAGGCAGGTGATCAGATATGGCAAAACCGGACTGGGAGGCCATCGAGACGGCATACCGGGCTGGAGTGATGTCCCTCCGTGAAATTGCGTCACATCATGGTATTAGTGAAGGTGCTATCCGCAAGCGCGCAAAGCGTGATGACTGGTCCCGTGATCTTAACGCCAGGATTCAGCAAAAGGCTGATGATCTGGTACGCAAACAGGAAGTACGCAAAACGGTACGCACCAAAACTGAACTTACAGAACGCGTACTGATAGAAGCCACAGCGGAGGTAATAGCCTCGGTACGCATGGAGCACCGGGGCGATATTCGCCGGGCCCGGGAACTCACAAACACGCTTTTTGATGAACTTGGTGCGCAGTGTGCTGATGTGGGGGCGCTGGAGCAGCTGGGTGACATCATGTTCGCTCCTGACGATAAAGGCCGTGACCGGCTCAACGAAACTTATCAAAAAGTCATCAGTCTGCCTTCCCGTGTGAAATCTCTGAAAGACCTGAGCGACAGCCTGAAAACGTTGATCGGCCTGGAGAGAGAAGCATGGAGTATAGGTACTGCCAGTGAACCAGAAAAAACGCCTCTACCAGGAAAAAATACTGATCTGACAACTGATCAGGCAGCGGAGCTATACAAAAAAATGATGGGTTAATTATGCCGTTACCATTCTCCTTCGATTTTAAACATCCAGATTACCAGATGGTGTTTGAATGGCGGATGGAACGCTTACAGCGCATTCGCCAGCATCCTGAGATGCTGCCCGCGTTGAAGCAGTTTTATCGTACTAACCCGGCTCAGTTCATCATCGACTGGGGCATGACGACGGACCCGCGTAATATCGATTATGGCCTGCCGGTCACCATCCCTTTTCTGCTATTCCCGAAACAGGAAGAGTGGATTCACTGGATTATGGAACGCTGGGGCAAGCGGGAGAACGGTATCACCGAAAAATCCCGTGAAATGGGGCTGAGCTGGACGGCGATCGGGATGGCCTGTTCGCTTTGCCTGTTTAACAAAGAGATGGTCATCGGCTTTGGTTCCCGTAAAGAGGAATATGTCGACAGTACTGGTGACCCTAAGGCGCTGTTCTGGAAGGCGCGCAAGTTTGTGGAGACGCTGCCCGTCGAGTTTCGTGGGTCGTGGAATGAGAAGAAGCATGCACCGTACATGCGTGTTGAATTTCCTGAGACAGGCGCGGTCATCAAGGGCGAGGCTGGTGACAATATTGGACGTGGTGACCGAACCACACTCTATCTGGTGGATGAGGCTGCATTTCTGCAACGCCCGCTACTGATTGATGCGGCGTTATCGCAAACCACCCGTTGCCGTATTGACCTGAGTTCGGTCAACGGCATGGCGAACCCGTTTGCGCAGAAACGCCACGGCGGAAAGATACCGGTATTCACATTCCACTGGCGCAGCGACCCCCGTAAGGATGATGAGTGGTATCGCAGGGAATGCGAGAAAATCGACAATCCGGTGGTAGTGGCGCAGGAGCTTGACCTGAACTACAGCGCATCAGCGGAAGGTGTCCTGATCCCCTCAGACTGGGTACAGGCTGCTGTTGATGCACATATCAGGCTGGGCATCCAGCCAACTGGCAAACGACTGGGGGCGATGGACGTCGCCGACGAAGGTCGGGACAAAAACGCCTTTTCAACCCGTCACGGTTTCCTTCTGGAGAATGTGCGGGAATGGTCCGGCGTGGGCAGCGACATTTACCAGTCTGTTGAGAAGGTCTTCGGCTTTTGTGAACAGGATAATCTCGAAGAGTTTCGCTTCGACGAGGACGGTCTGGGGGCTGGCGTTCGCGGCGATGCGCGTGCCATTAACGAATTACGCAAAGCCGCCCGCAGGCCGCCAATACTTGCCACACCGTTTCGTGGTAGCGGCGCGGTATTCGATCCTGATGACGAAGCCGTACGGGGCGACAATGGGCAGGCTGCACGCCTGAACAAGGATTTCTTCGCCAACGCCAAGGCACAGAGCTGGTGGTACTTACGCAAGCTCTTCCGGAATACCTACCGCGCCGTTGTTGAAGGTATGGCCTACAACCCGGACGAAATTATCTCCATCAGCAGCACGATGGAGAGCAAAGACAAACTCATCATCGAGCTTTCGCAGCCAACCTACTCCATTAACGGCGTGGGGAAAATCGTTGTGGATAAACAGCCTGACGGTACCAGGTCGCCGAACCTCGCCGACTCGGTGATGATCAGCTACGCGCCAATGAATTCAGCCCTCAATATCTGGGAGCTGCTAGGGAGACAGGCCTGATGGCACGAAACAAACAAGCCTCGCGACGAACGGTGCAGGCCACGGCCGACGGCTACGAGAACTTTGTCGCCCGCGTGGGGATGCAGACGCCTAACCAGCACTCCGCATCGACCTACCGGGCGAACTTCACCAGCCGCAACCGTATGCTGGTGGAATGGTCCTATCGCTCATCCTGGCTCATCGGTGAAGCGGTAGATGCTATCCCCGACGACATGACCCGCAAAGGTATTCGCATCACTTCTGAGATTGACGCAAAAGACCGTGGCACCCTCGAAGCGCAGCTGGACCAGTTGCAAATCTGGGATGCGCTGAACGACGTACTGAAATGGTCTCGTCTCTACGGCGGCGCGGTGGGCTTCATCATGATAGAAGGTCAGGCGCCCATGACCCCGCTACGGCTCGAAACCATTGGTGAAGGCAAGTTTAAGGGTATTCTCCCGCTCGACCGCTGGATGATTAACCCGGTACTGACCCGCCGCATTAAAGAGATGGGGCCGAATCTCGGCAAGCCCGAGCTTTATGATGTGGTGACCACCGCAACGGGCATCCCCGCATGGCGTATTCACCATAGCCGCCTGATTCGCTTCGATGGGGTGACGCTGCCATTCCAGCAGAAGATGACCGAGAACGAATGGGGAATGTCGGTTGTAGAGCGTATCTGGGATCGGCTCACTGCGTTCGACAGCGCCACTGTCGGTGCGGCGCAGCTGGTCTACAAAGCGCATCTGCGGACCTACAAAGTGGAAAAACTCCGTGAGCTTATTGCACTGGGCGGCCCGGCATTCGAGGCGTTGCTGAAAAACATTGATCTGATCCGCCAGTTTCAGAGCAATGAAGGCATGACGCTAATGGATGCCAAGGATACCTTCGAAACCCACCAGTACAGTTTCAGCGGTCTGGATGACATTCTTTCGCAGTTCGCCGAGCAGATTAGCGGTGCTGTTGGCATTCCACTGGTGCGCCTCTTCGGGCAGTCCCCTAAAGGTTTCTCAACGGGTGACGCAGACCTTGCCAACTATTATGACCGGGTCAGTTCATTGCAGGAGCGTCGCTTACGCCTGCCAGTGCGCCGGGTGCTGGACATTATGCATCGTTCGGAGCTCGGTAAGCCGCTGCCGGACGATTTCACGTTTGAGTTTAACCCGCTATGGCAGATGTCAGATGTGGACCGCTCAACGGTGGCTGTGAATACCACCACGGCGATTGTCAATGCGATGGATGCAGGTCTGATGACAACCAAAGCCGCTATGACCGACCTGCGTGAGAACTCCGATGTTACTGGCATCGGTGCATCCATTACCGACGAGGATATCGAGAATGCCGAAGACGAAGCGCCACCAGGCATCGGCGAACTTGTCGACAAACCGCCAGAGCCGACAAGCGGAGATCCGATATCGAACGAGCCTACGGCAGATAGCGCGGGCGGTCGGGGATATCGTAAATGGGCACTACGATGGTTCAAACGATAGCGTCACCGAAATCATGGAGGCCCTGGAGCGCTACAGCGAAATTATAACGCCGTGGGCGACGAAGGTTGCTGAGAACTTTACCGCCGACATTGCGCGCCAGAATGAAAAACAGTGGCGTCAGCACAGCCGGAACATAAGCGCAGAGCTGCGCAACATGGTCGACCGCGCCCCGGTAGGTCAGGTGATGCAGTCCATCATCGCGCACCAGGTCAGGTACATCAAATCGCTACCCCTTGAAGCTGCTGACAGGGTGTACGACATCCAGAACAAGGCTATTGAGGCTGTTGTGACTGGCGGACGGGCTGAGCCATTCGCGAAAGAGATAGCAGCGTCCGGTGACGTGTCACGCTCACGAGCGAATCTTATCGCCCGTACCGAGCTTGGACGTGCAACCGGCGCGCTTGATCAGGCGCGTGCGCTGTCAATCGGCTCGAATGGTTATATCTGGCGTACAGCCGAAGATGGCGACGTCCGGCATTCTCATCGGGAGATGGAAGGGAAGTTTGTCGAATGGGGACGACCTCCAACGCTTGACGGCATGACCGGTCACGCTGGCGAGCTCCCGAACTGCCGCTGTTATAAAGAGATCGTCTTCCCCAACCCTCATTCTTATCTCGCCTGAATCGCAGGTAAAACATGAAATATTTTTTCAATACCCGGCTGGGGGAAACCCGCTATCAGCTGGCTGACGGCTCCCTGCTGTGTAAAGACGTACCGATAGGTCGAACGGGTAAGCAGCTTTACGGCGCTGCTGATCTGCCAAACCTCAAGCCTGACAAGTTCGGTGAGATAGTCGTAACGCGCTCTCCTGAGCAGGTATTCCATCCGGCCACGCTCGCCTCATTTGAAGGGATGAGCATCACGATCCTGCATCCTGAAGATGAAAACGGGAATGTGCGGCTGGTGAATCCCGAAAACTGGAAAGAGCTTGCTGTCGGGCATCTTCAGAACGTTCGACGCGGGACCGGAGACCAGTCTGATTTGATGCTGGCTGACCTTATAGTCAAAGACGAAAGCGCCATTCAGCTAATCGAGGATGGTCTGCGCGAAGTGTCGTGTGGTTATGACGCGGAGTACGAGCAGACCGAACCGGGTAAGGCCGAGCAGGTAGAAATTACAGGTAACCATGTGGCTCTTGTCCCCAAAGGCAGAGCCGGAAATCGTTGTGCAATTGGAGACAGAGACACAATGGCAAATCAAAAGAAAAGCTGGTGGACCCGCATGCGCACGGCCATCAAAACAGGTGACTCGGACACCATGAACGAACTACTGGACTCAGCGCCAGCGGCTGTAACGGGTGATGAAGGTGATCTGCCTGGCGGCGTTAATCTCAACATTAACCTTTCACCGCAACAGCCATTGCCGGACAAAAAGCCGGAGATGGGCGGAGATGTGACCGGCGACGGCGAGGACGATATCAAAACCCTGCTCAAGGCCCTGCTGGCTAAGCTGGAAGGAACGGCAACGGGCGATAATGCTGACACCCCTGATGATAAAGATAAGAAAGACCCGACCGGCGACGGCGAGGACAACGAAGAGGAAACCACGATTACTGGTGATTCTGCCTATCGCGCTGAAGTCATTATCCCGGGTATCGATCTGAGCCGTAAGGTGAAACCGACCGCATTTAAACGTGATGTGCTGGCGGCAGCAGACAAAACACTGGTTCGCCAGGTTGTCGGTGACGCTGATATCCGCAAATTACCTAAACAATCGGTTGATATGGCGTTTAACGCCGTATCTGAGATTGCAAAAGGGAGAAACACCCGCAGCACCACGGGCGATGCACAACGTCCAGGCATGGGCATGACCAGCATCGCTTCCCTGAACAAACAAAACGCCGACTTCTGGTCTAACCGCAAAGGATAATCCAATGACTGCATATCTGTACCGGATGCCTGTTGGCATTGCCGGGGCTATCTCTCGCCCGCAGGACTTAACCGTCGAACCGGTGATCCTTAAATCCGATAACGCCTTCGCAGCGTATGGTCTGGCTGGCAAATACGACGCTGACGGCTTTTTCGTGCCGCTGGCGGAGGGTGACACCGTCGACAAGGTGAAGGGTATCTACGTTCGTCCGTATCCGACCACATCGCAACCAGACATGGTTCGCCAGGTGGGTACTGATAAGAATTTCCCGGGCGACGCCATGAAGCGTGGGTACATGACGGTAAACGTGGGTGCTGATGCTTCGTCCGTTAAAAAAGGGGGCGTGGTGTACATCGTGGTATCAGCCGATGCTTCCATCCCGGTTCCACTTGGCGGGATCACGGCTGCAGAGGTGACAGGCAAAACAGCCGCGTTACCTGATGCTTTTTTTACGGGGGCCGGTGACGCTAACGGCAACGCAGAAATCTCCTGGAAGATTTAAGGAACAGACGAATGATTACTTTTGATCAGGCAACCGTTGATAGCTCCGGTGCCTTTCTCATCGGGGAGCTGGAGCGACTCGACCAGGGGCTGAATCTGCCACTGGTGGGTTATACCTGGACACGTGATATCCAGTTGCGCGAAGACGTCTCTATCGCAGATGACATTTCCAGCTGGACGAATACCAGTTTTGGTGTGGCGGGTTCTGGCGCTAATCCGAATGGTAAAAACTGGGTAGGCAAAGATTCAACTGCCATTGCTGGCGTTAATGTTGATATCAGTAAAGACGGCAATCCGCTGAACCTTTGGGGGATGGAGCTGGGATGGACTGTTGTTGAGCTGGCTGCGGCACAGCAGGTAGGCCGTCCGATCGACACTCAGAAGTACGACGGGATGCAGCTTAAATGGCAGATGGATAACGACGAACAGGTTTACGTCGGAGACGAAGCGCTTGATTTGAAAGGTCTGACGAATCTCGTTGGTGTGACGCTGAACAACGCAACGAAGACCTGGGCTAACTCCACCAACGATGAGATCCTCGACAGCGTAAACAGCATTCTGTCGAATGCTTGGGCAGCATCCGGTTATTCCGTCGTGCCTTCTGATCTGCGCATTCCGCCAGAGCAGTATTCATTGCTGGCGAGCCGTAAGGTTTCCGAAGCGGGTAACCAGTCACTGCTGACCTATCTGGCTGTGAACACTATCGCTTTCCACCAGAACGGCGTTCCGCTGGAAATCAAAGCGGTAAAATGGCTGAAAGGGCGCGGGGTTGGCGGTAAAGACCGTATGGTCGCCTACACCAACGATAAGAAATACGTCCGCTATCCACTGGTTCCGCTGCAAAGCGTTCCTGTTCAGTATCGTGGTCTGTACCAGATTGCGACCTACTACGGCAAGCTTGGTGCGGTTGAGCCAGTGTACAAAGAAACCCTGTCCTACGTGGACGGTATCTGATAACCAGAATGGCCCCGAAAGGGGCCAGAAGGAAACTAAAAATGGCGAAAGAAAAGCTGGTTACCATCCATGTTCACACCCCGTTTACGCTGACGCTCGGCGATCAGTCAAAACAGGAGTTTGGCCGGGGACGGCATAACGTACCAGAAGAGGTCGCGTCGCACTGGTTTACCCGGGCGCACGCTGAGCTTTCCGAAAGCGGATCGAATGAAACTGATGACCAGCAACCCGTTATTGACAGCCTTCAGGCGCAGATTGCCGATAAAGATAAACTGATTGCCGATCTGAAAGACGCTCTGCTCAAGCTGCAGGAGCAGAACGACAGCCTGCAGGCGCAGATTACTTCCGCCCGGACTGGCGGTAATGGGGCGAAAGATGCCAAAGAATCAAAGCCTGCCAACAGTAAGTGATTTTCGCCGCGACTTCCCGCAGTTTGCTGACCCGGCAAAATATCCCGACGTCCAAATCGAGTTCCGTCTAAATCTGGCCGATGAACTACTGAGCGAAAACGTCACCGGCAAAAAGTTGTTTCCGTACTTTGCCGAGTTGTTCGTTGCGCACTATATGACGCTCTGGGCGGCAGATAGCCGGGCGATGCTGGTTGGCGGTCCGGGCGGTTCAACCAATGGTGTTCAGTCCTCCAAGTCCGTTGACAAGGTAAGCGTCAGCTATGACACCAGCGCGACGCTAAACCCTGACGCAGGCTTCTGGAATAACACCCGGTATGGCGCTGAATTTTATCAGCTGATCACTATGTTCGGTGCGGGGGGACGCCAGCTATGAGTTTCAAAAGCGGTGTAACAACGAGGGTTGATAACGCTCAGGCAATACTGGATGCGCTAAAGTCGCTAACCAAAAAGGATGTGCTGGTCGGTATCCCTGCGGAAGACAGCGATCGGGATGATGTGTCGTTCGGTAATGCCGGGATTGGGTATATCAACGAATACGGTTCACCTGCACAAAACATCCCACCACGTCCGCATCTTGTACCCGGCGTTAAATCAGTTGAAGACCAGACGATGCCACAGCTTAAAGCTGCGGCACAGGCTGCGCTTGATGGTAATGCGGCGGGAGCGGAAAGAGCACTCAACCGCGCAGGTACAGTGGCTGCAAGAGGGGTGAAAAATCACATCAAAGCTGCCAATTTTACTCCGCTTGCAGATAGCACCGTTGAAGCGCGTGCGCGCCGTGGGCGTAAAGGTGCGAAAGCGGAACTTGCGCGGCGTGCTGCTGGTGAATCTCCGGGCACCACTTTGGCTAAGCCTCTTTACGATACTGGCAAATATCTCGCCTCAATAACCCATGTAGTGAGGGATAAAGATGCCGATTCTTGATGTAACCGATGTTCTTTTCGACCCGGATTTTTGTGACTTCAACCTTTGGGTAACGCGTCGGGTACAGACAGTGGACGAAGACGGGATTGGTAGCGACAGCGAAGTTAAAACGCAGTTTGCCGGAGTTGTTACCGTTGACCGTTCACTGGAAAACCGCCGCATGCAGTCCGGGCAGGTTATCAGTGGAGCAATCCTTATCGTAACGACTGAGCGACTCACGCAGGGGCAGACTGGCCGTGATGCCGATATCGTGACGTATCAGAACCGTGATTATCGTGTGGCATTCGTCGACCCGTACACCGCATATGGCGCCGGCTTTGTACAGGCGCATTGCGAGCTGCTGCCGTTCGATGGAGGATTTCCCGTTGAGCAATAATTCCAGTACGGAGCCGGGATGGCTTACACCTGTCAGCGGCGACCCGGATTATGACGAGGCGCTCGACAGGCTGTTAAGCCAGTGGGTACGCAACGTTTCCGGTTTGCCGACTGGAATGGTTCGCCCCCGATGGCAGAAAGATCAGCCGCCACTGCTGCCAGCTGAAACGAACTGGTGCGCGTTCGGCGTTACCGGATGGCCCATAGATAACAGTCCCGCATTCACTAACCAGACTGAAGAGGGCGCTCAGCTCTGGCGACATGAAACCTTTGAGTGCATGGCGTCATTTTATGGCCCGGCGGGCATGACGTTTGCGTCACGTTTTCGCGATGGTATTTCTGTTGCGCAAAACAACGCCGAACTGAACGCGCTTGGCCTGTCCATGGGGGACTACACCGGTCTGACCCCTTTCCCGGAACTTATCAACCAGCAGTGGGTTCGCCGTTACGACATTACTGTGCGCCTTCGTCGCAAGGTGGTGCGCGAGTACGGCATTAAATCGCTGGTGGATGCACCAGTTTCATTCTTCGGAGATTAAATTATGCCGCAGGGATTACCTGTATCAAACGTCGTTAATGTCGACGTGATCATTGGGCCGCGCGCGGCTACTGGTCGAAATTTTGGTTCACTGCTTATTCTCGGGACATCCACGGTCATTCCGGTGAAAGAGCGTCTTCGCCTCTACTCCTCAAAGGAGGACATCGGATCTGATTTCGGCGTGGACAGCCCCGAATATGAAGCAGCAACAGTCTATTTCTCCCAGTCACCACGACCTAAAGAGGTGTATGTAGGTCGCTGGGCTAAAACACTGGCAACGGGTGAGGCGGGTGCAGCTGAAAATCTGATGGATGCGGTTAACGCCGTAATGGGCTACACCAACTGGTATGGTCTCGGTATTGCAGACAAAGAGGATATTGCAGATGACGACTGGCTGAAAGTTGCTGCAGCCGTAGAAGCTTCGGGCGTCAGCCGCATTCTGGCAATTACCACCAGCGATCCCGACACCGTTGACGCCACTTCAACCGGGGATCTGGCCTACAAGCTGAAGGCGGCAAAATACAGGCGCACGTTCGTACAGTATTCCTCCAGCAGCAAGTACGCTGCGCTGTCTGCGTTTGGCCGCGCGTTTACGGTGAATTTCAACGGCAGCAATACCACCATTACCCTGAAATTTAAACAGGAGCCGGGGATCACTTACGAAACTCTGACGACTGATCAGGCGGCGGCGCTGGATGCCAAAAAATGCAACGTGTTTGTGTATTACCAGAACGATACGGCAATCCTGCAGCAGGGCGTCATGTCCAGCGGTGATTTCTTTGATGAGCGCCACGGGCTCGACTGGCTGCAGAACTACGTTCAGACCAACCTGTATAACCTGCTGTACACCAGTACAACCAAAGTGCCTCAGACCGATGCGGGTGTTACACGTCTTCTGTCCAATGTTGAGCAGTCTATGGATCAGTCCGTGACGAACGGGCTGGTGGCTGCCGGCGTCTGGAACGGTGGCCCAATCGGGCAACTGGATTCCGGCGATACGCTGACAAAAGGGTATTACGTCTACGCGCAGCCGATTTCCGAGCAGGCGCAGGCAGACCGTGAAGCACGTAAGGCACCGGTTATTCAGGTGGCCTGTAAGCTGGCTGGCGCAGTGCATTTCGCTGATGTTCAGATCAACGTCGTTCGCTAAGGAGAACATGAATGGCTACTTATTCTTTTATGGACGTCACGGCGTCCCTCTCCGGTCCGACTGGTGTAATTGATCTGGGTTACGGCTCCGCCAGCTCCGATGAAGGGATCACCGTGGCTATGGCCGGCCCTAAAAACACCATGACAATCGGCGCTGATGGTGAAGTGATGCACAGCCTTCACGCAGACAAGAGCGGCACTGTAACCGTCAACCTGCTGAAGACCTCGCCGACAAACAAAAAGCTGTCTCTGGCGTATAACGCGCAAAGCCAGTCCTCCGGTACCTGGGGGAACAATGTCATTGTGATCCGAAATAAGGTAAGCGGTGACATTATCACGGCGCGCAGCGTGGCGTTTCAGAAACAGCCGGATAACGCCAACGCGAAAGCCGGTAATACGATGCCCTGGGTATTTGACTGCGGCAAAATCGACCAGGTACTCGGAGAGTTTTAACAGATGGAATGTTCAGTCAAAGGCCACGATTACCGAGTGGCAAAACTCAGCGTTTTTGATCAGCTGAAAGTGACCCGCAAACTGCTGCCGGTGCTGGCGGGCATGATGTCAGATTTCGGGAGCATTCGCTCTCTTCTGCCTGCAGATGGCAAAATCGATGGCGCAAAATTTGATGCGTTAAAGCCGGTATTTGAAACCCTGCTGCCGCGTATCGCCGATGAACTGTCTTCCCTGACCGAAGATGACACCAACGCGATTATTCATCCTTGCCTGGCTGTGGTGTCACGCAAACATATGGGTGGATGGACCCCGGTATTTAACAGCGGTCAGTTGGTGTTTGACGATATCGACCTGCTGACCATGCTGCAGCTTGTGGCGCGGGTGGTCGCCGATTCGCTGGGAAATTTTTTGCCCGTGAGCCTTACCAGCGGGACGCCCACCCAGCCAGCGGAATAACCCTCAACAGCCTGCCTGACGGGCTGTCTTATCTCCTTGACCCGGTTGACGCCGGGTTAATCCCTTATTACGCGCTGAAGGATGGATCAGTCGATCTGTGCGATATCGCGCTGATGAATGACCATCTGGCCGTTAAGGCTGACAACCAGCGCCGTATTGAGAAATGGAGAGAGGATAATGAACGCTGAGACTATTAAAGATTTTCTCGTCTCCCTTGGCTTTGATATTGATGAAGCCGGATACGAGAAATTTGAATCTGTTCTTGCTGGCGTCACCGCAAATGCCATAAAAACAGGGCTGGCGGTGGAAGGTGCGGCGCTGTCCGTTGTTGCGTTTACGGCGAAAATTGCCTCCGGTCTGGATAATCTCTACTGGGCATCTCAACGCACCGGCGCGACGGTTCAGGGGATTCAGTCGATTGGCTACGCAGTTTCGCAGGTGGGCGGTAGTGTGGACGCGGCGCGGACTTCGCTGGAAAGCCTCTCCCGGTTTGTGCGTAATAATCCCGGCGCGGAAGGCTTTCTGAACCGCCTGGGTGTACAGACCCGTGATGCCAGCGGGAATATGCGCGATATGGCCGCCATTTTTACGGGCGTCGGCCAGAAGCTCAGCAGCATGCCGTATTACCGGGCTAACCAGTATGCGCAGATGCTGGGCATTGATGAAAATACCCTTATGGCGATGCGTCGCGGTGTGGGCAGTTTCTCCGGGCAGTACAGCGCGATGGCGAAGGCTATCGGTTTCAATGCTGACGAGGCGGCCAAAAGCTCCAACAGGTTCATGACCTCCCTGCGCGAGTTCGGCGTGATGGCGGGTATGGCCCGTGACAAAATCGGCTCTAATCTTGCTGGTGGCCTCGCGGGTTCGCTGGACATGCTGCGGCGCCACATCCTTGATAATTTCCCGCGCATTGAGCAGACCCTGACGAAAGCCATAAAAGGTATCCTGGCGCTCGGGGATATTATCGGTCGGCTGTTCTTCCGGCTTATCGAAGGAACATCAGACCTTATCACCTGGTGGCAATCGCTGGACAAGAAAACGAGGGATCTGATCTCGCTGTTCGGCGCGCTGACGATTGCGCTGCGCATTCTGAACAGCACGTTCTGGATGTCGCCGATTGGCCTCATTACCGCGCTGGCGGCGGGGATCTCCCTCCTGTGGGAAGACTATCAGACCTGGAAGGAAGGCGGCCAGAGCCTGATTGACTGGGAGAAATGGAAACCGGAGGTCGACGTCGCGCTGAAGATGGTTCGTGACCTGAAAGCGACCGTTAACGACCTGGCGAAAGCACTGGCGAAACTGCTCAACATTGACCCCAAATCGTGGTCCCTGAAATGGGATTTCAGCAATTTCATCGACCAGATGGGGGAGTTCAGCAAAATGCTGAACATGATCGCCGACCTGCTCAATGCCATTAAAGACGGTCGCTGGGCCGATGCCGCCAGCATCGGCAAACAGATGCTTAATCAGGGCAGCGAAAATTCGTCAGCGATGCCAATGGTAACAGACAGCGCCAACGGTGCCGCCGACTGGATTAAAGAGCACTGGGGATTCGATCCCCGCAGCGTAGGCCGAACGGTTCGCGGCTGGTTTGGGGGTGATGACCCTGAACAACACGGACAGTCAGTTAAGCGGCCACAACCAACAAAAGCTGGCGCTGAGCTGCTGGGATGGATGCAGCCGATGCTAACCAATCTGGAACACCTATACCGGCTTCCGGAAGGTTTATTGCGCAGTGTGGCCATCACTGAATCAGGCGGGAATCAGTTTGCAGTTTCCGGCGCCGGCGCTAAAGGCCTGTTTCAGTTTATGGACGGCACTGCACGAGATATGGGGCTGCGCGGGAATGATGTTTTCGATCCGGAGAAGGCTGCGCAGGCTGCAGCAAAATATCTTTCACAGTTGCTGCGGGCGAATGGCGGTGACCTGAGCAAGGCGCTGGCGTCATATAACTGGGGGATCGGGAATGTACAGAAACACGGGATGGCCCTTATGCCTCAGGAAACCCGCAACTACATTCCGAAGGTGTTAAGCAACATGCCCGCTCCCGGAGCTCAGGTCCAGCAACAGAACACCTATCACATTTACGGTGGTGGTGATCCGCACTCCGTGGGGAATCAGGTAGAACGTCGGCAGCAGTCTGCAAATGCCCAGCTCATGCGCGGCAATCAAACGAAGGTGGGTTAATGGATATTCTCTCTACTCTCTTTCATCAGCAGTCCAGGAGAATTGGGGTGCTTATCCCCAGTGTGGTTGTTTCAGAGAAGCACACCGACACGCTAGAGATAACAGAGCACCCTGTCGAGGTCGGTGCCGCCATCGCTGACCATGCCTACAAAAAACCGTCTGAAGTGGTGATGGAGGTCGGTTTCGCTGGTGGCGGATCGTTGCTGGATTTTGCCAGTAACCTGACGGCCACCAGCTTACTGGGCCTGAGTCCTCAGCAGACGTATCAGGAGATACTCGACTTGCAGGAAAGCCGTATTCCCTTCGATGTGGTGACCGGCAAACGGCTGTACAGCAACATGCTGATCCGCGCACTGGAGGTGACGACCGACAGGACGACCGAAAATGTCTTGTCCGCCGTCCTCACCCTGAGGGAGGTTCTCATCTCGCAGACGCAGCAGGTAACCGTCGCGGATAAAACCGACATGAAGGACGGGGCCAGCACGTCGCCAGTCCTCAATACCGGAACCAAAACAACTAAACCGCCCAACACTTCTTTATTGCAGAGTGGTGCGGCTTTTCTGGGGCTGGGTTAATGACTATTCAGGAAATTCCGCTGACCGCGGATAACCAGCAGTTCAGCATCATCCTGGCGGGTATCACGTGGCGGATTCGCATCATCTGGCGTGACCTGTACTGGATCATGGACCTGCAGAACGACAGGGGGGAGCCGGTAATCTCCGGCATTCCTTTGGTCACTGGCGTCGACCTGCTGGCACAGTATGCATACATGGGACTGGGTTTTAAGCTGGTGGTGATGTGTGACGACAGTACACAGGATTATCCGACGAAAACCGACCTGGGCGGTCGCAGTCATTTACTGGTATTAACGGAGTAAGCATGTCACAGAACTGGATGAGGCATTTCGAGCTGCAGCTCGTGGGCGAAAACGGACAGGGTATTCAACTCAGCGATTTTAAAGTGACCTTTACGATCGACTGGTTCAACATCAGCAGCGCGTCCCGGGTGGGAACGTTCAAAATCTACAACCTGTCAGCTGATACGGTGAACCGCATCACCGGCCAGGAGTTTTCGAAAGTGCGGCTGATTGCCGGTTACGACGGTATCGCGCCGGAGGTGGCAGCCAGCGATGTCGGCATTGCGCGGGAAGTCGACGCCGACACGGTGGGCCAGAGCGACGGGCGCAACTACGGACTGATTTTTAGTGGGGAAATTCGCTACTCGGTCACAGGAAAAGACAGTCCCATTGACTCCTACGTCCTGATTCAGGCCGCCGATACGGATCTGGCATTTGCCACCAGCATTACCAATCAGACGCTGGCAGCGGGTTACACGACAGAAGATATGTTCAGGCTGTTGATGAAGGACTTCGAAGCCAAAGGCGCGACCGTTGGTCGCACTCCGGTATTCCCCCCGACTGTTTTTCCGCGGGGACGTGTGTTGTTTGGCATGACACGGCATCTTATGGATAACGTTGCTGCTCAGTGCGGCGCCACCTGGCAGTTCGTGGATGGTCAGCTTAATATGCTGCCCGAAGGTGAATACATGCACGACGCGATTGTGCTCAACAGCGCCACCGGGTTGATCGGCATGCCACAGCAGACCATTGGTAACGGCGTTAACGTCCGCACGCTGATTAACCCAAACATCCGGGTTAACGGGCTAATTCAACTGGATCAGGCTTCTATCTATAAAACAGCTTTACCGAATGACGATATCGCTAAAGCAGCGGGACGTTACTTTGACGAAACAATAGGCGGCAACTCTAACGTTACCCTGCCCGTGTCCAAACAAATGACGGCCAGCATAGCCACAGATGGCGTTTATGTTGTGAAAGGCATTATGTATACTGGTGATACAAGGGGCCAGGCGTGGTACATGGACATGATGTGCGAAGCGCGTGGCGCGGCGGATCTTGTTTCCTCATCAGCGAGGGAAAGAGGGCTTCAATGAAACGGTTCTGTTTGGCGTTAGCAATGATGGTTACTGCACCGGCGATGGCTGCAATTCAGTGCGGCAATTACACAATGACCGGTGACGGAATGACTGTTATTAACGGTGAGACTGTCACATCTCAGAAAATCAAATTTCTGGGAAAAGATGGTGATTACTCAAACATGAAAATGGACATGGGCCTGATGCCTTCCCGTGATGGCAACAATTACGGCTTTGAGTTTGTGAAGCGTAACGGAAAAGCTTTCCTTAACGTCCAACTGCTGCAGAACAGTATGGATGCGCCGAGGATCATCGGGTCTTTCCCGTGTAAAAAAGTGCCTGGTTGAAGGCAGGCACTTTCTTTAATCATTCCTTTTTGATTTCGATTTCGTCTTTAGCCTCACTGAATAGTTTAAAAAGTTCTTCATCGGTGAGGTTGCTTGCTTCGATTTTGTAGCCGCCTTTTTTGATGATTATCTTCTTACTGTGTTTTGCTCTAATCCATGCGGCCACAACAGCAGCGACGCTATAACAAACATCTTTGTTTTGGATAAATTCAAAAATGTATCCGAGTATCACTGATGCGGGTGAGGATGCAGAAGGCGCTGAATCACCTACCCGCGCCCTTACACCCATTTTTCTGGCTTCAGCGGGGATGATCTCCTCGATATAAGGGATCAACTCTTCCCCTACGGATTTTGAGAGGCGTACTTTGAAAACTGATTTAGTCATAACCTTTGGCGGCTCCTTCCGGAAAAGAATTAATGCTATATGGTCACTGGCTGGAACTTTGTTGGCTTTGGTCTTTTATGGCGAGGCAAAAATCGTTCTTAAAGACTATTGCCATCAAGATGAGCCGAAAAAGGTGTAACACCAACACCTGATAATTTATATCCTGATATTTGATCAGTAACCCGCCACCCGGCGGGTTTTTTGCTTTCTGGAGCCTACCAAATGGCAGTATCTGACCAAACCCGCAGCGGCGACCTTGCCGAAACATTCAAATCTGAGCGGGAAACCACAAAGAACCAGATCCGCGTCGCTTTGCCTGGCATTATTCAGTCATTCGACCCTGACGCGGTTACGGCGGTTGTGCAGCCTGCTGTCCGTTCGGTTGAAACTGATAACGACGGGAACCGCATTACCAAAAATTACCCGCTGCTGGTGGATGTGCCGGTGGTATTTCCGCGCGGCGGGGGCTGCACCTTAACTTTTCCGGTGAAAGCAGGCGACGAATGCCTGGTGATTTTTGCCGATCGCTGCATCGATTTCTGGTGGCAGAACGGCGGGGTACAGGAGCCTGTCGACGATCGGGTGCATGATTTATCGGATGCGTTCTGTATCGTCGGGCCGCAGTCGCAGGCGCAGAAAATAAGCGGAATCAGCACCAGCGCCGCACAATTGCGTACCGATGATGGGGCTGCTTTTGTGGAAGTGGCCGCAGGCCATAACGTTACTGTTAAAACCCCCGGCGCGCTGACGGCTACTGCAGAAGGCGGAACCACGATCACATCACCCATCATTACGCTAAACGGTGACGTAACCATTAACGGCAATCTGTCGCAGGGGATGGGTGAGGGCGGCGGTAGCGCAACGATGCTTGGTCCTGTCACGGTGACAAACGATGTAACGGCTGGCGGTAAGAGCCTGATGACGCATACCCACGGCGGGGTACAGACTGGCGGTGGTAATACAGGAGCGCCTAACTAATGCGGTACAGACGTGAAGACGGCGAAGGTGATTACACTTTTGGCAGTGGCGATGATACCTGGCTGATTAACTCGCCAGAAGCTGTCGCGCAGGCGGTAAAAACACGATTCGCATTGTGGTACGGGCAGTGGTTCCTCGATAAGACAGAGGGAACACCGTGGATTCAGTCTGTGCTCGGTAAGCAAAAGCCGGAAACCTACAATCTGGCGATCCGCAAGCGCATCCTCGAAACGCGGGGCGTGAAATCCATCCTCTCTTTCAATACCACAGTGAACACGACGACGCGCCGCGTCCAGTTCTTCGCTGAAATCGACACTATCTACGGAACAACGACAGTAACCAGCGAGGCATAAATGGCCCTCAATTTGGACACACTCGGCTTATCGGCAACGGTAACCGCTGAGGGGATCAGTGCGCCTGATTACCAGACGATACTCGATACCCTGACGAGCTATTTCCAGCAGATTTATGGTAGTGACGCTTATCTGGAGCCGGACAGCAAAGACGGCCAGATGGTGGCGCTGGTGGCGCTTGCTATTCACGATGCCAATAACACAGCCATTTCCGTCTATAACTGCTTTTCACCTGTTACCGGGTACGGCGCAGCGCTGACCAGTAACGTAAAAATTAACGGTATCGCGCGCAAAGGTGCAACGAACTCTACCGTGGATTTACTGCTCACTGGCACCGCAGGAACAACCATTACGAACGGCACCGTGAAAGACACCAATAACGTGATCTGGCGTCTTCCGGATTCAGTAGTGATTGGTGTTGATGGCACCGTGACGGCAACTGCAATTTGTTCCAAAAGCGGAGCGGTTGCAGCTCCTGCCGGGGCGATTACCACTATCAATACACCGACCCGTGGCTGGACGTCAGTAACCAACCCGGCAGCGGCCACCGTTGGCGCACCTGCAGAAACGGACGCAGAACTGCGCATCAGGCAGGGGCAGAGTGTCGCGATACCATCCATCACACCATTTGAAGGCGTGGACGGGGCGATCGCTAATATTGCTGGTGTGACGCGCCACAAGCTCTATGAAAATGATACAGGAAAGACTGACGGTAACGGGCTTCCTCCGCATTCCATCTCGGCCATTGTTGATGGTGGTGATATGACCGAAATAGCCAGAACCATCCGGGGAAATAAAGGGCAGGGGGTCCGGACCTGGGGAAAAACATCCGTAACCGTACCGGATAAATATGGTAATCCCCACATAATCAGTTTTTCGCGACCAACTGATGTCCCTGTTTACGGAAAAATTACCTTAAAAGTTTTTGCCGGGTACACCTCTCAGATAGGTGTGCAGATTCAGCAGGCTGTTGCGGATTACATTAACAGACTGATGATTGGTGACCAGGTACTGCTGAGCCGGATTTATTCTCCTGCTAACCTTGGGGTCGTCAGTGGTGGAAATGCGCGCTATTACGATATTCAGGAGTTGCTGATCGGCAAATCTCCGGAAGCTGTTGCTGCGGCGAATATTAATATTGCTTACGACGAATCTGCCTCCTGTAAGCCGGAAAATATCATTATTACGGTGGCAGCATGAGCAAATATACGGACTTAATTACTAACTATCATGCGACAAAACCTAAATTCGTTGAACACATCGATTTAGTGACCAGGCCGTTAGCTGAAACCTCAGCCGCAATAAATGGGCTAATAAACGCTTTTGATATTGATCATGCGACAGGAATACAACTCGATATTCTCGGCCAGTGGATAGGGTTAAGCCGGATTGTAAGCCAGCCAATAAGCGGTGTCTATTTCAGCTGGGACACTGACGGACTCGGATATGACCAGGGCGTCTGGCAGGGGCCATATGATCCGGATTCGGGTTATACCTCGCTGAGCGATGAAACCTATCGCATCGTTCTAAAAACGAAGATAGCAATTAACAATTGGGACGGAAGAAACGACTCTCTGCCTCCCATTCTTGACGCTGCACTGGACGGGTCCGGTCTGAAGATGCAGATCGTCGATAACCAGAACATGACCATAGGTATCTGGGTTTTTCCTGAAACAGATATTTCATCGGTCTCTCTCGAACTTATTGCTGCGATACGACAAGGGTATCTGACGGTAAAGGCCGCTGGTGTATGGGGCGGAAGTATTGAAATTCCTTCGGTGGAAACGCCTTCTGAAGGAAACAGGTTTTTTGGGTTTGATATGGATAACGAATATATCAGCGGGTTTGATGCCGGTTCATGGGGGACATTATTCTGATGGCTAAAAATGATTTTAAACCGTTTGCGACGGGTAAGGGTGCTAATGTTACATCGCAGCCTGACTGGGAGGCGCTGCCGGCGCTCCTGTCTGGTTTTACTGCGGGCAAGGCATCAAGTGCACAGGTAAATAAAGCGCTGCGTCAGGCGAGCTTCATCGCTGCAGCACTGGCACAGTACACAGCCAGTAAGAGCGGAAAGGATGTACTCGATGATGGTGACCTGAGCGGGTTTATCGCCAAAATGTCCGCTGCGTTCGGTAAGGATTTTCAGACTCTTGATGCCACGCTGACGGCGCTCGCTGGTCTGGCTACTGGTGCAGATAAACTCCCGTATTTTACGGGTAATGATGCCGCCGGACAGACAGATCTTACTTCTGTTGGGCGTGACATCATCGGAAAAGCCAGCATTGCGGATATTCTCACATACCTCGGTTTAGCGGAAACTATGAGGCTTGCGACTAATGCAGTGCCGTCAATACGCAGAATCAATAGCAAGCGCTTATCGGAGGATATTGCGCTAACCGCGAGTGATATTGGTGCCATGCCCGCGAATGCAGAGTTGCCGCTTCTGGGTGTAGGTCAGCGATATATTGACCTTTCATCTGCTGGAATTTTGACTAATGTGTATTATACAAATACGGGTACGAAGCCTATTTTGGTAATTATTACGCCAAATAACAAAAACGGGGTTGAACGGTCAGTTGTTGTAGATGATGTTGAGATTTGTAAAATTATAGCAACCAGTGATGCTGATCAGCCATATCCCATATCGTTTGTAGTTCCTGTTGGTTCTAAATACAAATTCGTAACGTCTGATACATTTAGAAAATGGGTGGTTTTACAATGATTGGAATGAAATATTTTAAAGATAAACGTGTTCAGGTTTATGCCTATCTATCTGATGGGAGCCAAGACAATTACATTAAAAAAGGATTAATCCCGATATCTGAGGCTGAGGCTACAGAGATTAGCAATCCACCACCAGCGCATGATGAATTAGTTCACCAGGCTAATGCTAAAAAAAACGTGTTATTGGATGAGGCTAATGCTATCACGGCAGATTGGCGTACTGAGTTGGCGCTAGGCATCATTAGCGATGTCGATAAGGCAAAGCTCATCGCCTGGATTGAGTATATAAAGGCTGTGAAAGCGGTGGATACAACCACCGCCCCCGATATTATCTGGCCTGCCCCTCATGAAACATAGAATGAATTGTTTTGGAATGAGCTCAATCTTTTCTTAGCAGGGAAATATGTGATCTGGATAGCACCATCTCTAATATGTTTGCAACATTATTATTGTGAGATGGTGCCATAGGTGGTTTTCTCTTGTTAATTTATTGTGAAGTTTTCCACTGGTGCTTTTTCAGGGTAAACACCTAAATATACATATAATAATGATAATATTATTGAAATAAATATACTTGCCATATAGCAAATAATGACATCTTTTTTTGAAATACACTTATAAAATGTCGGCATTAAAATTAACGGGGCCATGTATCTTGCTTGAATAAGTGGTGAAATAGAAAATGCAATGGTAATTAAAAAATAACAGAATGATATTCTGACATCACTTTTATAATTTGAACGTATTGCTTTAATTGAAAGAAGGAATGTGCTCAATATAGTAACTCCTGTGATTGTATAGCACATAAATGTAATGTTTAATGTGGACTTATCAGTAATCAACGGGTTGCGTGATGAGAAATTTGTTACATTCCCAAATATACGAAGGATATAACTTGAACTATTATATTCATTGGCTATATCAATTACTCTTTGGAACAGAAAAAAGTCATTTGCATAGTTAGGCAAAACATCCGATATTAAAGATGCGATGAGAGCTGCTATTATAATGAGTAGTTTTGGTGTTTTATATATTATCTTTTGTTTTAAGATAATTGAAGTGGCAATTAAAATTATACCAAAGCCATCTCTAACTAATATGATGATTAAAGACAGCAGGATTGTTTTTGTCAGGCTTGCCTCAGAGTAAACTGCATATATCCATATGCAAAAGAGAAATGTCACCATTATATCTTTAGATGGTAACGGTATATTAATGAAAAATAAAGGTGACAAAACCAAAAAAACAAAACAAAATCTACGGTCTTTGTGATGTTTGAAAAAAGCATAGATAATCATTGCTGTGTTCGCGATACAGAAAGAATATAACCCTATGCTATAGAACACTTTGTTTATAAAGAGAAATAAAACAGATGTTTTATGCTGGTAATAAATATCGCTGAGTGAAAATGTGGTATCATATTTTGCAGTGTTAAATAGATGATATGTGTCTGGAATAATCCAGTTGTCCCCCAAGAATGTTATACCGGATACGGCTATTATAGTGACAATAACAGAAATGAAAATTGAGATGTATATTTTGAATATAGTATTGTATGTCATGGCAATCCCTCAAAATGCATAGGAAATATATGTATTGAGAGATGGCGAGTGTTTTAATTGGTAACATATATCATTTGCTAATGAAATAAATACCAACGAAAAGCAAAATGTGTTAAAATGCTGCGATGCTGCGATGCTGCGATGCTGCGATGCTGCGATGCTGCGATGCTGCGATGCTGCGATGCTGCGATGCTGCGATGCTGCGATGCTGCGATGCTGCGATGCTGCGATGCTGCGATGCTGCGATGCTGCGATGCTGCGATGCTGCGATGCTGCGATGCTGCGATGCTGCGATGCTGCGATGCTGCGATGCTGCGATGCTGCGATGCTGCGATGCTGCGATGCTGCGATGCTGCGATGCTGCGATGCTGAATGCATATAAACCTCAATATGTGATGTTAAAGGCAGTTTATTATTATGTCTTAAATTTTTTTGTAAGGAAAGATATAGATACTATGCTACTTAGTGAAGTATATTGAACACTTTCTATTCAAAGATTGCTACTCTTATATTGCTGAGAATGTAGTTATAAGACATGTCCACTCATTAATTTAATTACCGAATTGCGTCATCGAGTTCAGCGCTGGATAGTATTGCGTCAATAAATGGTGTTTGAGATTGATGATTTCACTCGTTCTAGTATTGTTTGGCTGTCTTATATAGGAGTACGTGCCACGGTTTGTTGATGGAGTTTCGATAGTGCGAATATTGAATGGTTGCCAGTCGCGGTTGATTCTATTTGCTCAGGATGACGAGTCAATCTATTTAATCTGAAACCAGCCACATATCGAACTCTCCAAATATTTCCTCCAGCATGCGGTTTAGCCGCTCTTTCTCCATTTTAGTGCAATTGTTGTTTAAGGCGTTAGCCTGCATCGGTTTCACCATCACATCTGCATCGGGAAAGACCCGGTGTACCCGCTTGGTCAGCTCGTTAAGAATGATGTTTTTCGCACTTGGTAACCCTTCAACATTGCGTTTGTCATAAACAAGTTCAACAAACATAACAGCCTCCTTTTGACTGGTTTTTTGTACAGCATTATTCAAATTTAGGCTATCAGTCAAATGGTAAATTTAGGGATGTCAGTACATAATTAAGTACATTTTTATATGTTACTTTTGATTAATTCTATTTAATTCAGTTAGTTGAGTTTTTGTTTTCGTAATCGTTTTAAATAATAATCACAGGAACAGTGGGCGCAGGCCGGGCGCCTGATTAGGGCAGGAGTACCGCGGCAGCAGGTAGCGATTATTTATGATGTGGGGCTGTCGACGCTGTACAGAAAGTTCCCAGCCTCTAAACTGGCTTAAATATGCGCATATGGCAATACCACCAGAAAATTTACAAAACCCATAATTTGAATTGAGAGAGAAACTTACAAACGAAGAGATGAATAATTAAACAGCCGTAGCGACTCCTGTATCTTGCGCGTATATTCAAATGAAACTACTGTATATAAAAACAGTATTTGGGTATGGATTATGGAATTTTTCAGACCTACAGAGTTGCGCGAAATTATTTATCTGCCATTTTTCAGTTATTTAGTGCCGTGTGGCTTCCCAAGTCCCGCGGCAGACTACATTGAGCAGCGTATCGATCTTAATGAGTTGCTCGTTTCTCATCCCAGCTCAACGTATTTTGTCAAAGCAACGGGTGATTCAATGATTGATGCAGGCATCAACGACGGTGATCTGCTGGTGGTGGATAGCTCACGAACTGCTGAACACGGCGATATTGTTATTGCAGCCGTGGATGGGGAGTTTACTGTTAAACGCCTGCAGCTGCGACCTACAGTTCAGCTCAATCCGATGAACAGCGCTTATTCGCCGATCATCGTTGGCAGCGAAGACACGCTGGACGTATTCGGCGTCGTTACTTTCATCGTTAAAGCAGCGAGCTGAGTATGTTCGCACTTTGCGATGTTAATTCGTTTTACGCCAGTTGTGAAACTGTATTCAGACCAGATTTGAGAGGGCGTCCGGTTGTCGTGCTGTCGAACAATGATGGTTGTGTGATTGCGCGCAGCACCGAGGCGAAGCAACTCGGTATCGCAATGGGTGAGCCATACTTCAAACAGAAAGAACGCTTCCAGCAATTTGGTGTTGTTTGCTTCAGCAGTAATTATGAGCTTTAGTAAGTTAAGTGGAATGCAACATCCTGAACTAAGCTGATCCGGTTTCCCCTGTAACAGGAGAGCAACATAATGTCAGGCAGTTCACTGTTCACCGCCAGTATGTATCTGGCTGAGCAATGGCTCGGACTTCTGATCGATCTGGGCCGGGCGGAGGCCACAATTAAAGCGTATCGTGGTGCGCTTGTGCACTATTTAAGCTATTGCGATGATAACTCCCTTTCCCCTCTGGATGCCCGTTTTGACGATTTCTCGGGTTATATCCGCCCGCAGTTACCGGGCATGGAACATCCGGTCGCCAGTGCCACGCTGCAACTGCGTATTTCTGCCGTCCGCCTATGGTATGAATATCTTTCTTACCAGGGGCACTGTGAAACGAGCCCCGTTCCCCGGGCAATGCTGCCGGGGCCGGTTTTCAGCGGGCGGGGTCTGGTTCCGAGAATGACAAAACTGCCCCGTATACCTGATGATCATGCCTGGTTTACCCTTTTAAAGCAGGCCGCTACCGGTTCATTACGCGATCGCCTGATGCTGGCACTGGCTTATTATGGCGCACTACGGCGAGCTGAAGTGACAGCGCTCCGGATTGACGATATTGATCCTGGTCACCGGCTGATCCGCATTCGCGCTGAGACCACCAAAAATCACCGTGAACGAGTGGTCTGTTACAGCCCGGCCGTGACGCCGGTACTCGCGGCACACCTGAAGCAACTGCGGCAACAGGGATTTTCAGGCGGGGCATTATTTCGCTCAGTATCGGATCGGAATAACGGCATGCCTCTGAGTATCTGGAGCTGGAGTAAGACCGTCAAATACTGGGCCGTACAGGCTGAGTTACCTGATTTCTCGACGCATACATTTCGCCATCTGCGGCTGACTCATCTGGCAAGAGCGGGATGGAAACTACATGAACTGGCGGCATATGCTGGACACAGGGATCCCCGGACCACACAGATGTATCTGCATTTATCTGGGGTCGATCTGGCCGCCAGAATGGCCGGTGCTATTGCGATGATTGATCAGAAAGTTTCCAGACTGATATTCGGATGAAGGGGGCAAAATGAAATCTGATAATGTTGTCCATGCTGTTTATATTCCCTTTGACCGTTCACAGTACATACTTGCGGAGCACCTCACGGATAAGGAGAGGACCGCGATAAGTGTCGCCCGTCGGCGTACAGTCTTTCAGGAAATGACAACCCCCGTTCCACCATTGATGCAGCCACTCCGCGATATCGTACTGCTGAGTGGAATTCCCGCCAGGATGGCGAAGGCGACCATTCAGGCCGTACTTGCGGAAACATACAACACAAATTCCCCCTGCTGGAAATGGCCGGAAGACATATGGATGCGCCTTTTTAAACAAAGCCGCCTCAGTGGACCGTTGCTTGCCGCTTTTGCCTGGCATCTGGGCTCCGTCAGGAAACCGCTGGAGCTTGAACGGTGCCGTCAGCCGGCATGCTATGCCAGCGCAATATTCGGGAGGGATTTTTTTCATCGGGAACTTAAGCGGTTAACGGAGGTGCTGGTTTCACTGGGTTATTCCCTGCGGCACCAGGAAATGTTTCTGTCTGCCGTTCTCGGTACATTGATGCTGGAGAATGGCGATCCCCGTTTAGAGAGTTTTACCGAAGACCTGCTAAAGCGCGGGCAACAATATCGTACGGAAGGTATTGCACGCGCGGTTGGTAAGGTGTCGCATGGCCTGGCTGCAATGGGCATTTTGTCCCGCCCTCTGCGGATGCGGGGTTACACGGGCTGGAGAGAGAAAAGAACTGAAGGAATTGCATCAGAATGGGTGCAGTGGTGCCAGCGCTGGCGCAAAACATCCGTACTGCGGCCCCGGACTCGTGAAACAAATTACAGTTTTATTTTACGTATAGGGCTGTGGCTTGCCAGGGCCTACCCTGATATTCGCGAACCCGGTGACTGGACTATCAGCACCTGTGCCAGTTTTATCGCCGCGCTGGGAAGAATGAATGTTGATGATCTTTCTCTCGAGCCTGAAGAAAAACGGCGTGTGTCGGCTCGCTCTGGTCAGCCGATGATGAGCAATTCCCGGGCATCATTCCTGTATGCTCTGCGGCGTTTTTTTGTTGATTATGAACTCTGGGGATGGGGCAGACTTCATCTGAGCCCCTATCGTCATCTTTCAACGCCGGATACGCCAGCATTCAGTCGTAGTGTTAATCCCCGGGTGATTGATGATCCGGTCTGGCTGAAACTGATCTGGGCCAGTCTGAACCTGCGTCCGGAGGATATGCTGACTGAGATCCATTATCCGTTTGCTATGCATCAGGCGATGGCGGTGATCTGGACTCATGCGGGACTGCGTCAGAATGAAATTCTGCGCCTGACCGTGGGGGGTGTGCGTGAGCAGACTGATGATATTGTTCAGGAAGATGGCAGCATTATATCTGCCGGGACGCTGTGCTGGCTGGATGTTCCCGCAGGAAAAACGTCAAAAGCGTTTGTTAAACCAGTCGCCAGTGTCGTGAAAACATATGTCGATTTGTGGTTACAGGCGCGTCCGCCTGAACAGGCTCCTCTGACTGACGAACGAACCGCTGAAAGGGTCAACTATTTGTTTCAGTACCGGGGAAAACAGACTGGCAGCGCAATACTGAATAATACGATCATTCCGGTACTTTGTGCCCGGGCGGGTGTCCCCCGTGATGACAGCCGGGGACGGATCACCAGTCACCGTGGAAGAGCATCAGCAGTCACGGCGCTGGCCAGTGTGCCACAGGGAATGACTTTGCATGAACTGATGGAATGGTCAGGGCATAGCTGCCCGCGCTCAACCCTGCACTATATACGCATTCGCCCAACCCGGCTGGCCGCATCTTTTGTAAAAGCCGACAAAATTTCCCATATGATTGGCGTGCTGATTGATCATGACAGTCAGTCCTTAACAGAGTCGGGACCCGCGTTGTACTATGATTTAGGTGAGTTGTATTGTACCAACCCGTTCTGGAGCAGTTGCCCACACAGAATGGCCTGCATCGGCTGCGATTTTAGCCTGCCGAAAAGCAGTTCCCGGGCACAGGCTCTGGAAAGTAAAGCCTCAATACACCGGTATCTTGAGGAAGTACCGCTGACGCCGGATGAAAAAGCCATTGCGGAAGGTGATATCGATAAGCTGACGGCCTTCATCAAAAAAATGGCTGATCAGCCACCTCCCGGGAAAGGTTGAACATTCCAGACGTTTTAAATACGGGGTTGTTCACTGATATAAGAAGGCATAGCTTTATTACTATGTTGATTTTCTATTCCACATAAACGATGATATGTCGAACCGGGTAATGACCACACTCGAGGAGATGTCGCCGCGGGTAGAAATTTACAGCATTGATGAGGCTTTTTGTGATCTGACGGGGATACGAAGCTGCCGGGATCTGACAGATTTCGGGCGCGAGATAAGAGCGACGGTTCTGAAGCGCACGCACCTGACTGTCGGCGTAGGCATTGCCCAGACGAAAACCCTTGCCAAGCTGGCTAACCATGCTGCGAAAAAGTGGCAGCGCCAGACCGACGGGGTGGTTGACCTGTCGAACATTGACCGCCAGCGTCGGCTGCTGGCCCTGATACCCGTAGAGGATGTCTGGGGTGTCGGCAGGCGCATCAGTAAGAAGCTCAATGCCCTGGGCATCAAAACTGCTCTCGAACTCTCTGAACAAAGTACCTGGTTTATCAGGAAACACTTCAATATCGTGCTGGAGCGTACCGTGAGAGAGCTTCGCGGAGAGCCATGTCTGGAGCTTGAAGAATTTGCGCCGGCAAAGCAGGAAATCGTTTGTAGCCGCTCCTTCGGCGAGCGGGTCACAGATTATGAGGATATGCGCCAGGCCATTTGCAGCTACGCTGCGCGCGCGGCAGAAAAACTCCGCGGTGAACACCAGTACTGCCGTTTCATTTCAACATTTGTCAAAACTTCCCCCTTTGCCCTGAACGAGCCCTACTATGGGAACAGCGCCGCAGTGAAGGTTCTTATCCCCACACAGGATTCACGCGACATTATCAATGCGGCTGTGAAGTGCCTGGATAAAATCTGGCGCGACGGCCATCGCTATCAGAAGGCGGGGGTGATGCTGGGGGACTTCTTCAGTCAGGGCGTAGCGCAACTCAACCTTTTCGACGATAACGCGCCACGCGCCGATAGTGCGAAGTTGATGGAAGTACTGGATCATCTTAATGCAAAAGACGGGAAGGGGACGCTGTACTTCGCCGGGCAGGGGATGTCGCAACAGTGGGCTATGAAGCGAGAAATGCTTTCGCCTCGGTATACGACCAGATTTTCCGATCTGCCAATAGTCAGGTAACGGGTTTGATCAGCTCTTCCCCTTGATTTTTCACATTGCCAACGGCGCGCTTCACGGCGTGCCAGGTAAATTTATCTGTCGGCACGGCACCATCAGTAATTATCTCCTCTACCTCATTCCCGCTTATGCCCTGGCGCATCCATTCTCGCGCGGCGTCAGGTGACAGAACGAGAGGACGACGGTCGTGAATGTCTACCAGACCTTTATCAGCTGCGGAGGTAACAATCAGGAATCCCTCTGCGCCATCGCCGCGCTCAAACGGTGTACTGCCAATGGCAGCCATGAATATCGGCTTCCCGTCCTTTCTGTGAATGAAATACGGCTGTTTTTTGTCGCCTTCCTTCTTCCACTCGAACCATCCATCGGCAAAACAGATAGCCCGGCCATGCTGCCATAGTGGTTTAAACATTCTGCTGGAGGGCGCTGTCTCGACGCGGGCGTTAATCAGTGGAGCTTTATCCCACCATCCGGGAGCGTAACCCCAAAGCACCGGGTCGAGATGTAATTTTTCATCACGTTCACTTAGTAGCAAAACTTTGGTGCCTGGTGCTACGTTGAATCTCCCGATCGGTTCAGGATCATATGGGATGTTGCGTTCTGCTTCTTCAGCGAGAAGAATGAGGTAGTCTTCACGCGTCATTGACTGGGCAAAGCGTCCGCACAT